CAGCCTCCATGTCTCCAGCCTGTCGCTCAGTGATGTCGCGCTGCCACTCTTGCAGCTCGCCGACCGGGGGACGAACCAGCCGCACGAAGAGCGTGTCTGGGTACCACGCCTTGATGAAGGCCCGCTCTGCGTCTAGCCTGACGTCGTCCACCACGAAGAGCATGTTGCCGATGACTCCATCCTCAGCGCCATGCTTCGTGCGCTGCAGCCAGATGCGCATCCAAAAGAGTGAGTCCATCTCTCTCAAGGCAGCGCCAATCTCCTGCAGCAGCTCACGCCCAGTGATCAGCCGAGAGAGTCCCAGCGTCTGCTGCGGGTACCTCATCGCCTTATCGAACTTGCCATACGCCATGACGGCGATCTCTCGGATCGGTGCTGCGATGCTGGTGACCTCAAAGCCGTGATGCTCCGAGAGCATCTGGCTCAGGGTCGTCTTGCCAGTGCCTGACTTCCCAATGAAGGCTACGTTTCTCATCCGACAATCCTCCTCAAGATTTCTCCCGCCTGTAAGGGGGTAGGGGGTTTCTCTCTCTCACTCTTCTCTGCTCTCTCTCTAGAGCGTCCGTTATCCGTCAACCCCTCCGATTCTGAGCGTCGCCGAGCAGTGAACGCAGCCTGACGTCGGGTCGATGTCGGGTCGATCTGATAGCGATGCCAGCCCGTAATGGCAACGAACCCAGCCTGATCTACCCCGAGCAGGCCCTTGTTGATGAGCCCACTGATCGCCTTGCCGTAGTGGCTGCCGATGCACGCCTTGAGATGCTCCCGGCTCTTGAAGATGCCGCCACTGCGCAGCTGCTTGGCTTCGCTGATGGCGATGATGAACGCCCTGAACTCCGTGTCCGTGAGCGTTGCGATCTTGTCGTCCTTGTGGGCGTTAGCGTCCCACTTGATCCATAGCCCCATGTGATCCTCCGATGCTGGCGGGGGCGAGCAGTCCAGTGCCCGCCCCCATGTGTTGACCTAGAACGGCAACTCGCTGAGATCTTCTTCCGTCTTCACTGGCTCGCCCAGTGGCGCAGCCTGCGCGTTGATGAAGTCGATGCTCGGCTTCTTCTTGCAGAAGGCCCCGTCCGTTCGACCTGAGCACGCCCAGAAGGGCTGATACGGCTTGCCGCTCGCCTTGCTGATGCCGCCCGGCTTCTTCGTCCACGGCAGCCCATGCTCAGGGCAGTTGTCGTTGCCAAACATTGCCATGGCTGCGTTCAGCACCACCGTGTCATGCCCCTGCTGGGCTGGCGCTGGAGTCTGAGGAAGGCTCATAGGCTTCAACGCAGGCAGCCCAACGCGCCCCGCTGCGGGCTTTTCGCCGCCATAGAGTGCCCGAGCTGCACCGAAGAGACTGGCGCAGCGCCTGAGGGCGTCTGAACTCGCTTCTTTCAGGCTCTCGCCTGAGCCGCCCGTCTCGTAGCCGAAGTCTTGCCGTCGGGCAACGCTGCCGTCAGGGAAGCGGATCGTCAAGATGCCCAGCACCGTGGTGGTGTCGCCGACTGGCTCCACGGCGAAGTCCCACGCGCTGATCCCGAGCACATGGTCAAGGCGTGCGCTAATGGTGCGGGCGTCCACCCACTGCAAGTCCTTGCCCCCGGCGCCTACGCGGTGACGGATCACCTCAGGCGGAAAGGGCGCTTCTAGCGCGGCGAGAATCTCTGCGTTCTTGTTCATGCTTGCTCCTTCTTGGGGAAGAGTCCCCAGTCGTTCAGTTCTTCGATCGGCTTCAGCCATTGTGGCGCCCGACCGTTGCCGAAGTCAGTCTTCGGACTTGCCTTGAGTTCTTCCAACCCTGCGACGTCCAGCCAACCCACGATGCGCTTGACTGGCCCGTTGCCAGTCACGAGCACGTGCGTCTCGTGACGCCCTTCGTTGCGAACGATGAGCCCAATGCCCGACGTCCACTTCACCTCCACTCCGCCGAGCCACGGCACCTCCACGTCGGGCTCGTTCAGATAGGTGTCGATGTTTGCCGACCACGGCAAGCCGAGAGCGATGCATACTGCCAGTTCAGCAGCTGCGCCGTCAATGTGGTTCTGCAGGCTGCGGTCAGGTGATTGCCCGGCGCGCCCCTGCTGCCCCTTCGACTTGCTGGATTCGTCACGCGCGGTGCCGACCTGCTTGGCGTGCGCCCACTCGTACGGGTCAAGGATGATTGTCTGCTCAGTCATGCAGCCCTCCATCGTTGATGATGAAGCGGCGGCTGCCGGGCTTCACGTCCGTGTAGGTGGTGATCACTGACTGCAGGGCACCTGATGCCTGCGCCACCATCTTCCAGTCCGTGACCTGCGACGGGCGTGCCTGCTTCCAATACACCGTCCAGCCGTTGCCAGCCAGCCCCGCCTTCTCGCCGATCGCCTCCTTCAGGATGATCTCGAGCGAGCCCTTCTTCTCCTCCAAGAAGTGCAGCTCAGTGTTGACTTCTCGCAGTTGGCGATAGACGCCTTCTAGGCTGCCGTCGGCTTCCACGAACTCATCCGACGCCTGCGGCGTGGCAATGGCGAAGGCTTGCGCGTCTAGTGCTTCCAACTGCGGCGGCGTCTTAGAGTCCACGGCTGCCAAGAAGAGCAGCGCCGCGCGCTGAATCTCATCCCAGAGCACTGGGTCAAACTGCACCCGCTCGATCTTGAACACCAGCCCGCCGAGCAGGGCGACGACGTCGCACCACTCCGCGCCAACAACGCCCATCTGAGTCTGCACTTGGATGGTGACCTCAGGCGGCACGGGCCACATGCTCCAGCGCGGGCTTGCTGACGTCTTGATCTCCACGATGCCCTTCGGCTCGCCGACGATCGTGCGATCCAGCGAAGCCATGAGCCGGGGCTGCGCCTTCAGTCGGACGATGCCGTTCGACTTGCGCAACTTGACGCCGCGCTCCTGCTCGTAGTACTGCCCGACGGCATCTTCAAGGATGACGCCACGGTTGGCAGCGGCTCCGACCTTCTGGGGCGGCGTTGCCCCAGTCTTCTCAGCCCAGAGCTGGTAGGGCGTCTTGTACGGGCTCACGCCCATGACTGCCGCCATGTCTGAGGCTCCCAGCCCCTGCCGTCGCAACTCCAGCCACTCAGGGCTGCGCTGCGGTGCCTTGACGAACTCGAACTGCTTCTTGCTCACTTGACCTCCTGCCGTGTCTTCTTCAACGCCGTGACTGCGGCGCTCAGTTTCTTCTTGGCTTGCGCCAGTCGCTCCGTGTCCGTGGTGCTGAAGTTGTAGATGTCAACGACCTTCTGCCAGTGACTGACATTGCAGTCCGGGCAGAGTCGCTCGATCAGGTCGGGCTTCACTGCTGTCTCCATCTTGCGTGCGCAGATGACGCACTTCCACTTGCTCACTTCTTCCCCTCCTTCTTTCGGTCTTGCTTGGCCCATCCTTCGCCCTTGAACTGGACGCTGGACTGGCTAATCTGCAGCTGCATCCATGCGCCGCACCCGTCGCAGAGCGGCACTACGGGCTGGAAGCCCGTCTGCAGTCGCTCCTCAGTGGTGCAGCACGTCCAGCACTCGAACACATAGAGCGGCATTACCAGCGCCCCGTTGCCGTCTTGCGCGGCTTGCGCAGGCGGCGCTCTTCTAGGCGCAGGCAGTAAGAGCACTCGCCACACACTGGTGCGTTGTTCACCAGCGGGCGCTCGCACTTGCCACACATGAGCACCCGAACGCAGGGGCGGTGCTTGCCGATGCCGCTGATGTCCCCCGGCTTGCATAGGTCAGCGATCATCAGAAGCCCCTCACCAGCGCCACGATGACGATGACGACGATGCAGAAGACGATGGTGGCGTCACTGCGTCGGCGCGCTTCGATGCGCTGCTTCGGCTTGTAGAAGTTGGCGTATGTCTTCGCCTGCGTCTTGCGGTTTAGTGTTGTCATGATCCCCTCACAATCATCTCGCCGACTACGAATCCGATGAACACATACGGGGCAAGAACCAGCCCCCAGATAAGTCCCCTGCGCGCTGCTGCAATCATGCTGACACCTCCGTCCAATGCTGCATGCCGGGCTGATGCTGCGGCAAGAAGTACGAGTGGCTGGGCGCTGGCAAGTTGTCAGCCTTGCCATAGCGCGCGGCAGCCTTGCGATACACGTCGGGCCACTCTGCAGCCGCTACTGGCTGCGCGAGACGCTTGACGACGTGGAAGCGTTCACCCCAGCCAGAGTGACTGAAGGTGGTGTATGCCACCCACTCGCCGTCTAGCTGCTGGCGCACGTCACGCCAACGCTCGCCCGCGTCGAAGTCCAGCACCAGCGCGGTGACGGCTTCGATGTTGGCGTTGGCGCGGGTGTAGGTGCCAGCCTTCAAAACGACGGGTGACCATAGCCGCCCGGTGCTCTTGCTCAACGTGGCGCGGTGCTGGTGCAGTTGCTGCTTCAACGCATCCCAGTCAGTGATCGTCTGCACTGCCACTGGGCGCGTGATGCCTTGCCAGACTGTTGCGATCATCACTTCACCTCCATGAGATTCTTGCGCCCCTTCACTGGGACGTAGCACTTGGGGCAGATGGCGATGAGGCCCCCCTGCTCGTTCTTCACCACGAGCAGATACCCGTGGCGCGCCGATACTGGGCAGAGATTGAAGAAGGCGCTCATCAGCGCACCGTCGCAATCGCGTCTTCAAGCAGCTCAGCGGTGAACGTGTCGCCCATCTTCTCGAAGGCAGACGCGGTGACGCTGGCTTCAATCTTGACGCTGCGGAAAGTCTCCAGCGTTGGGACGATCTCCTTGATGCGCCCAGCCCAGAAGGCTGCGTCTTCGCTGGCTGGATTCAAGAGCACGCCGTCAGCGATGCTCTCCAGTGTTGCCTTGATCTCCCGGAGTGTTGCCTTAGCCATTGTGACCTCCTTGCCAGTCGCCCCGCATGGGGCTGTCTTGCCTGACTTCTGCATCATACGCCTAACGGTTGCAGCCCGTCAACCCCCTTCTAGAAGGTCAAGGGTGCCGTCCTTGGCAGCCTGCACCACCACGCTCAGGCACCCCTTGCAGACGCCTTGGCTGAGCACCCAGTCCACCCCGTGGGCGCCCGTGTTGACGACCTGCTCCCCGTAGGCGTACACCTGCCCCATCTCTCCGCAGACGGGGCAGATGCTTGCCGTGACCTCAGGCTTTCGCGGCATCCAGTCGCACCAGATACTCCGCCGTCGGGCCCTCCTTGCCGAAGAAGAGCGCCCACTGAGCTGGAGTGCCAGACGCTGCCAGCCACTCCTGCGCGTAGCGGTTGCTGCTTTCAATGCTGGCGTTGCCCCAGCAGGTGTGAGCGCCGTCGCTCAGCACCAGTCGGCTCGGCGTGTGCCAGTGCCCGTAGAACAAGAAGTCGAACGGCTGCACCGAAAGATTCCAGCCCTGCGCGCGCTTGGCGATCGCGTAGAACGGCAGCCCGAAGGCGCCGCCCTTGAACTGATCACCGTGCACTAGCATGGCGCTCTTGCCGCCCGGCAAGTCCAGCACGTCATACCAGTGACGCCCACCCAGTGTGAGCGACTCCTTCCAGTCAACGCGCTTCTCACCCTTCAAGTGCTCGGCTGCGATGCGATACAAGATCGCGTCAGCGTTGCTCTCGTTGGAGTGATCGCCGAATCGTCCGAGCCGTCCATGGTTGCCGATCGCACCACGCACCGTGACCTTCGGAGCGAGTGCTGCCATGGCCCGCACGAACTGCGCAAGCATCCCAGCACCCTCAAAGATTTGGACGTACAAGCCGCCGCGCTCTACTTCATAGGCTTGGCTCGGGAAGATGTTTCCGTCCGACTCCACGAAGTCGCCGAGCAGCACGCAGGCGATCTCCTTGACGGGAGTGCCGTGCAGTTCGATGAGCCGCTGCACCTTCGTGGCGAGCAACTCAATGCGAGCCTTCGCAACGTCGATGCTGTACGTCTCCG